AAAACTGGAAGAAAAATCGGAAGAAAAACTGGAAGAAAAACTGGAAGAAAAACTGGAAGAAAAACTGGAAGAAAAATCATAAAAAAACCTACCAGTTGGTTGTTCTAAAACACCACACTGCGTTTTAGTTCGTCAACAGGGTGCTCACTAACAATATCTATAAAATCATCGGTATAATTATCATACTCACGATAAAGTTTATCTTCAATAACTACCGCATAGTTGTCACTCGCGTTTAATGTATTGTGAAATCCAAATAATTTACAATCACACATTTTACGCCCCTCGTATATTTTATCAGAAAAAATATTAGCGTTATTATTACTAATATGTTTATAGTTATTACATTGAGAACATAAGGTAAATGACGATTCATAACCATATATAAAAGATTTTAAATTATACCAATACTCGCTGGTATAATTTAAACGAGTATTGCGTATTATTGTAAAACCTTTATGCATTGTATGTAAAACTCTTTCGAATGGTGTATTCGTCATATACTATATATATTGTATACATGATAATGTTTATACGTATAAAATTGAATTTTATAATAACATATTACAATAATCAAAAACAAAGATAATAAACACATTTCAGTATCTACACCAATGACGGAAAATAAGAAGAAACTCAAAATATCTAAAATGTATAGATTATTTGATTGTAATTTCTACGACCATATAGATAAAAAAAACAACGAAAATAGCGACGACGACGACGACGACGACAAACCAAAAAACGATATACCTAAATTTATGGTAGAGTTATATGGTATAAACGAAACAGGAGAAACAGCGTGTATAAAAGTGAACAACTATAAACCATTCTTTTACATTAAGGTAGGTGACGATTGGACGAGTTCAAATATTGGACCATTCAAGGCTTGGTTCACAAAAAAACTAGGAAATTATCATTCAAAATCTGTGATTAGTCTTGAACTCGTTTCAAAAAAAAAACTATATGGTTTCACCCACGGTAAAGAGTCTAAATTCATAAAGATAAAATTCCATAATACAATGGGTATGAATAAGGCACGCGGTCTTTGGAATTCATACAACGAAGAAGGTGACAGAAAACGGGTGAATTTGATTTACCCGGTGTCTAATACAAACAATTGTATTATAGAATTATACGAGAGTAGTATTCCGCCCCTACTGAGATATTACCACTTAAATGAAATTAGTCCATCTGGGTGGATAAAAATAAAAGATTCAAAGAAACACACTATCCAACAAAAGAAAACAAAGTGCGACTACGAATATGAATGTGGTGAAAAGCAAGTTATTCCCGTTCAGGACAAGGAAACAAGAGTCCCATATAAGATATGTAGTTTTGATATTGAGGCAAGTAGTAGTCATGGTGATTTCCCTCTACCAATAAAGACATATAAACGTCTCGCTTCCAATATTATGGATCTATACGATAAATTGAAACCAAATGAAGGTATGATAACACAATTTATGGAAAATTGTATACTTACTGCGTTCGGTCATATGAATTTTGAAGGAATAGATAAAGTATATCCGAAGGATGAGAAACTTACAAAAAAGTCGTCAATACAATCTAAAATAAGTAAAATACTCACAATGAAATTGAATGATGTTATACTAGAAAAAAATGCGTTTGATAATATAAATACGCTCGATTATATGTTTTCAAAGGGGTACGACAGTGACGATGAAGACACTAATAATTGGTCTAATAAAAAGAATAAAAAAATAGATAAAAAAATAACCGTTTTGAAAATGTTATTAAACGAAGACTATGCAAGAGAAGATAAGATAAATGAGATGGACAAGTTATTCTCAAATAAAAATAACGGTTTACCACCATTAAAGGGAGACGAAGTAACTTTTATTGGTTCAACATTTATGACGTATGGAGAACAAAAACCTTATATGAATCATTGTCTGGTTCTTGGAACGTGTGACCCAGTAGAAGATGCTATAATTGAAACGTGTGATACAGAAAAGGATTTATTACTTGCGTGGAAAAACCTAATACAAGAAGAAAATCCGGATATTATTATTGGATATAATATATTCGGTTTTGATTATCAGTTTATGTATAATCGTGCTGCTGAAAATAATTGTGAAGAAGAATTCCTTAAACTGTCGCGTAAAGAAAATGAAGTATGCGGAGTAAGGGACCGTGATAATGATAACAGGATTAAAGGAATTGAGCATTCCAAAGTAGTATTGGCGAGTGGAGAATATGATTTACATTACACTAAGACAACGGGACGACTACAGATTGATATGTATACATACTTTCGTCGTGATTTCAATTTATCATCTTATAAATTAGATGATGTTGCTGGTGAGTTTATAGGAGATGATATTAAAAAGGTAGTCGACCAAGAAAACGATACAACACATATTTATAGTAAGAATCTTACAGGTTTGAATAAGAATGATTTCATTCACATCGAACTGATGACTTTTACCAAAGATTATTATGGTGATGGTAAGAAATTCAAGGTTATCGATATACAGAAAGATGTCTTGGTGAAAGAAACTATAAAAGGAAAAGATGTAGAAAGTGCGTATAATATTCTCGTAATTGAAGGTCAGCACGAAAAACATATCGATATGTCTAAATCCGTTAGGTGGGGTATGGCAAAAGATGATGTATCGCCTCAAGATATTTTCAGGCTTGCGAATGGTTCATCGTCAGACAGAGCGGTCGTAGCGAAGTACTGTATACAGGATTGTAACCTAGTTCATCATCTATTAAATAAAATCGATGTAATCACTGGATATATCGAGATGTCGCGTATGTGTAGTGTGCCTATAAGTTTCCTTGTATTTAGAGGACAGGGTATTAAACTCACGAGTTATGTTGCGAAGAAATGCCGTATAAAGAATACATTGATGCCCGATATAGAGAAGAGTTTCGGTAACGAAGGATATGAAGGAGCGATTGTATTACCACCCAAATGTGACTTTTACTTGGATAATCCGGTAGCTTGTGTAGATTATAGTTCCCTATATCCATCATCTATCATCAGTGAAAATCTATCACACGATAGTAAGGTCTGGACGAAAGAATACGATATAAATGGCGTTGAGAAAGTAGATAGACGCACTGGCGAAACAGATAAAAATGGAATTTATATTTATGATAATCTACCGGATTATAAATACGTAGATATTAAATATGATACGTTCCGCTACCACCGTAAGCATCCAAAGGCAGCGGCATCAAAGACCCTTTCCGGTTATAAGATATGTCGTTTTGCTCAGTTTCCTGAAGGTAAAAAGGCAGTATTACCATCGATTCTAGAAGAATTACTATACGAGCGTAAAGCAACACGTAAGATGATACCAACAACATCTGACGAGTTTATGAAGAATGTATTGGATAAACGTCAATTGAGCATAAAGGTGACAGCAAATTCTCTATATGGTCAAACTGGTGCAAAAACGAGCACGTTTTACGAACCGGATGTAGCCGCGTCGACTACTGCGACAGGTCGTAAACTATTAATATACGGTAAGCATATTATCGAGGAGTGCTATGGCGATACTATATGTGAAACGGAAGAAGGAACTGTCCGTAGTAAGGCAGAGTACGTTTATGGAGATACTGATAGTGTATTCTTCACATTTAATCTGGAAACATTGGAAGGTGAAAAAATCGTAGGTAAGCGTGCGCTTAAAATTACAATTGAACTTGCGCAACGTGCAGGCGAACTAGCAACAAAATTCTTGAAAGGACCACACGATTTAGAATACGAGAAGACTTTCTGGCCATTCTGTTTACTTTCAAAAAAGCGATATGTAGGAATTCTATACGAGCATAATCCAGATAAAGGTAAATTGAAATATATGGGTCTTTCGTTGAAGCGACGTGACGCGTGCGACTATTTAAAGGATACATATGGTGGTATTGTGAACATTCTGATGAAAGATAACAATGTATCTTCTGCGATTGAATTCCTGAATACATCGTTGAATAATCTGATCAAAGGTGAGGTAAGTATGGATAAACTATCTATTACGCGAGCACTTAGGAGTGGATACAAAAATCCCAATCAGATCGCTCATAAGGTATTGGCGGACCGTATAGCAGAACGTGAACCAGGAAATAAACCTAAACCAGGTGACCGTATAAAGTATCTTTTCATATCAACTCCAACGAAAAAGAGACTTATGGGCGAACGAATCGAAACACCTGAATATATTATTAATAACAACATAGACATCGACTATGCACACTACATTACGAATCAGGTAATGAAACCACTTCAGCAACTATTTGGCCTGGCCTTAGAAAAGATATGGGAATACCAACGAAAACCAAACGCAATAAAGAATTATAAGAAAGACATGTCAAATTTGGAATACAGTTGTGATGGTGATTTAGAATTGTATATGAAAAAACGAGAGAAATACTGTTCAGCAAAAGTAAAAACCTTATTATTTGATAAAGTGTTGAATACTATAAATAATAAACGCAGTGGTGTCCAAACAATATCAACATTCTATACGTTTAAGAAGTAGTCATATATGATATTATATATTTTTATATATTCAATCACTATCACTACTTGATGAATTATTAACTTCGTCTTCATTATTATTGATGTAATTTGTATTTTGGATTAATTCAGCATCTCGTTCAATACTATCAATCATAATACGAGTTATACTATTTGTAATTGCGTCAATTTCGCGTTCGGTATCAGCCGTATTTATATTTTCAGTTCTTGTTCTAAAATTAAAACTTACATCTCGAGACTCACTCTCTATTCTAAGATCACATCTACATATTGGACACTCGGTATGACAAGTAAACCATCTCAATAATGGTTCCGATTTAAATATATGACCACATTCTACTATTTGTTTAATTGATTCATTATCTTCAAAATTATCCAATCCTATCGGACATCGGGTATCAATGCCACCGTGTAATGCTACATTATATGAAGCATCAAATAATCCACATTCCAACTCTCTTGCATTTAACCCCTGACGTATAGAACTATCTGTTGTTTCTAACAAATTATTATACCCCACTATACCATCAAAATCTCGCATTAATATACGATATAATTCAGAAATACTATTACGACTAGTATTATGAAAGCTAGTTGAAAGTTCTCTATTTGGAATAGTTGTAAATGTTCTAACGGAAGTTCTTGGGTTATCGTTTGATGCGACTATTCTCTGGACGGTTTCTTCGAAAGTTTCGGGATTTGGTATTGGATAATCACCCTGTAAAAATTCACCTAAACTCCTAGTCCTTAGACGTTGTGGTGTATGTGAATCATCTGTAGTTGCATCTACATTATCATTTGATGGTATTTCAGGAACGGTATACTGACTTATATCAGGAGTAACATAATCGCTGCCAATAAAATTTCTTCTTGGAGTTGGAGGCGGAGATTGTGGAGGTGGTGGTGGTGGTCTTCGTGGACGTCTCATTGGACGTCCATAATAACGAACATCTTGACTATTAAGCTCTCTCAAATAAGCAATAATATCACACGTGTTACGATTATATTCAAGCATATATTGGTTATTTATACGTATGTTATTATTATACGATGTTACTACATCTCGAATTAATTGAAAATGCCTGTGACGCGACAAGCGTTGATGCATATCTGAATGATTATTATCACCTGTATAGTTCATTTAGTTAATATATATAAAGGTAAAAATATTTATTATATAACTTAAATTAATGTCCGCTAAAAACTATAACAAATTTGGAATTGTAGGATTGAAAAATATAGGAAATACGTGTTTTTTGAATTCTTGCTTACAAGCGCTCAGTAATACACCTGAATTAAATAAATTATTAGACAAGAAACAGAAATTAAACAATAATAGTGATGGAATTATACTAGATGAATGGAATGAATTACGGCAACTCATGTGGACAAATAATGGCATTATAAGTCCAAATAAATTTGTTAGAAGCGTTCAAAACGTAGCAAAAGAGAAATCCCGTGATATATTTACAGGATGGAGTCAGAATGATATTTCAGAATTCTTATTATTTATGATGGAGTGCATACATAATAGTATATCTCGTTCCGTTATAGTTAATATAAATGGAAAAAATGAGCAAAATATTGACGCGCTCGCAGTAAAGTGTTATACACATTTAAAGGAAACATATGCCAAGGAATTCAGTGAGATAAACGAAATGTTTTATGGTATACAAGTCACAGAATTGTTATCTATTGACAAGAATATAAAACGTAGTGTGAAACCCGAACAATACTTTATCATCGACCTACCTCTACCAAATAAACCAAACATAAATATATACGATTGTTTCGATTTATACACGAACGAAGAAAAAATGGAAGGTGAAAATGCGTGGTTTAACGATAAAACCAATGTTAAAGAGGATATTATAAAGCGTATTCGTTTTTGGAATTTTCCTGATATTCTAGTTATAATGTTTAATAGGTTCTCTTTTGATGGTAAAACAAAACGAAATGATACAGTTTTATTCCCTTTAGATGATTTGAATTTATCTAAATATGTATGTGGATATAAACCAAATTCTTATAAATATGAATTATATGCCATATGCAATCACAGTGGTAATGTTTATATGGGTCATTATACATCGTTTATTAAAAATTATACAAATAATTGGTTTTTATTTAATGATGAAAATGTAAAAAAGGTGGAAAATCCACAGTCAATTATTACACCAATGGCGTACTGTCTGTTCTATCGTAAAAAAAAATAACATAGTATAATATAGATAAATAATGTTTCATAATTTATTAAATATGTTTTCAAATAAAGACCCATTATTTGAAGGTGTAGAAGGCGATACTGCGACTACTGATACTGCGACTACTGATACTGCGGCTACAGATACTGCGGCTACAGATACCGCGGCTACAGATACTGCGACTACTGATACTGCGACTACTGAT